TCATCATATGTTTCTAAAAAAGAAAAAAGTAAGTGCTGGGACCTCCCAGTAAATTTGATTTCCTTACGTTTCCATTTTAGATACGTGATGCTCCCGTAAGCCTCAAAACCCACACCAGCTCTTGCTTATTACGGCATTACGTTCATTACGTCTATTCTCACAAAAAAAAATATTTTTTCATACATGACCTCAAAATATCCTATATAAAACCCCTCTTTTATATGACTTTCGACTTTTCTATAACTTTTGTGTCTAAACCAATTATTCCAACAATCCTTGACTTTTGCCGCGCGGCACCCTATCCTTTAACTGTTTCACAGGCATTTCGCTATACACATAAGCAAACAAGACCAACTAACCACGACGAAAGCGAGAAAAATCAATGATCACAGTCTACACATTACAGCCACATTGGAGTAACTTATGGGGCAGATAAAGAAGGCATATCTTGCCGAAATCGAGGCGCGGGCCGCGGGCCTTCCTTGTCTACTCGGGGTCACCCATTACTTCGAGAAGTCCCCTGACCATTGCTCGCGAGACTCGGACCTTGATTACCGCGGCTTTGTCGAGGTGGAATGGGAGCTACTGGATCGTCGGGGTAATCCTGCTTCGTGGTTACTGAAGAAGGTAAGTGCTGACGAGATGGGTTTGCTGGAAGATGTGTTGATTGAGAGGATGCGGAATGGCTAAGGGTTTGAAGGACTTCCGGTTAAGGGACATGGATGATGCTGAATTAGAGGCGATGGAGGCGCGTTGTGTGGCCTTGATCAACTTCTTGGAGGGGGAAGGTCACTCTCCTGACAGTAACTTACCTATTCTGACCTCTGTTTTGCTGGGGTTAGTGTGTGCGATGGGCATCCCGTTCAAGCAGTTTCTGGAGCATTTTGTAGAGCATGCGGTGGCGATTGATGACTTTCTGTTGCCCAGCGAGGATGACGAAATACACTAACTCACTTTTTAGAAAGGATTGCTATGTTGATAAATGGAAAATTCGTGAAGGAAGAGCCGCCAAAGATTGGTGTGTTTTATCTCCCGCAGTACCGCGTGCCGCGGACCACGCCGGAGGAGAAGTGGGTACAGGACATTCATTTGGGGCACAGGGTAGAGAAGAATTCCTTCTTGTCTAAGGTATTTGGTCTGATGTTGCGTTTTTAGGAGGAAATAATGGTGATGGATGATTTCTTGGCGGCGATAGCATGGGCGGTGATTGGTGTAGTCAGTATCTTTCTGGCTATTTTCTTTGCGGTGGAAATGGTGATGGAGAGGCTATGAAGAAGGGGCAGGGTAAGAAGGTAGTTATTCCGCATCCGTTGTGGGATACGGTGTTGGCTATGCTTCCCAAGGATATGCAGAACGACAGGGCATTGGCGGAGGCTTTAGGGATGACTGGTTCGTCGATATCCAAGACGCGTCATCGGCGTAGCACGATCACTGGCGATGTCATTTTGAAGGTGCATCGGTTTACGGGGTGGGAGATATCGCGGATTGAGTTTTTGTTAGCGGGCGTATTGCCTGTACCCAAGGAGAAAAAGTCATGACAGAGGAAATGGAATTGTCGAAGTGTTCGGATTGTGGCTGGGTAGGCGATTCGGAGGAGGTAGAGATGGGTTGCGACCCGATGGTATTTGCTGATCCGGTGACCGTGTGCCCTGCTTGTCGGGCCGCGGACAGTGTTTACAGGTTAGGGGACGAGTGTGTACAAAATGGATAACTCGTTATTAGATTTCTTTGCGGGGCAGGCGTTGTCAGGCTTGGTGGCGCGTAGTCCGGCGGGGGTTCCTGCTGAGACGTTAGCGCATGAGGCGTATTGGCGGGCCGAGGTGATGATGCAGGTTAGAGAGGAGAGAAAGAATGCAAACAAAGCAGTTAAAAGATAAAGACGGTAGGTGGATGGTGCAGACACCGCACAAGCTTTTTGACTATTTGCGCGAGATGTATGGTTTGAAGACGGATGCGCAGTTGGCCCATATCCTCGGTGCGCGGACCCCGATGATTAGTCGGGTGCGTAGTAGGGCGATGCGGATCACCCCTGCATTGATTTTAGCGGTACATAAACACACAAAAATGCCTGTTGATAAGATTGAGGAGATGAGCAAATGAGCACGATGAACGAGAGAAAGCTAAAAGCGCAAATGGAGTCCCGTCATTTCTTTGATGAGCCTGCTTCTTTGCGTCCGGATGAGTATGCAAGCTATGCGGTGCCTTATCTTCATGCGTTGCAATCGACGATGTTCAAGAACCGCGATGCGCGATTAATTCGTCGTATGGACCATCCTTCCCCTATATCCAAGACCAAGGTGGGCACATGAGAGACGCAGTGTATATCGTAGGATTAACCATAGGCGTGGGGATGGCGTTTACGATGGGGATGGTAGAAGGAGCCAAGTCGGTCCCTGCCCCAAAGCCTGTCCCTATCTCTGTAGCCGAGATGGAGAACAAGTGCGTGGCGTGGTTCTTTAACGCTGATTTGAAGGCCGCGAAGAAGCATATGTGTGGGAGGAAGTGATGACACAGGAAGACATTATCCGCTTGGCTAAAGAATCTGGATGGCAAGTAGACCCTGAAGGGAATATTTTTGACGGCGATGGATGGCACACATGCACAGATGAGGTTGAGCGGTTCGCCGCCCTAGTTATAGCAGCGGAGCGCGAACACTGCGCCAAAATGCTGGCTGAAGAAGGCTGGTTGATGGCAGCGACGTTAGTGAGGGTGAAGAAATGACACGAGATGACATTATCCGCTTGGCCCTTATGGGTGAGCGAAGCATGAAGCAACGAATCGAGTGGGCAGTAAACATGGAGCGCGAAGAATGTGCGAAAGCGTGTGAATCAGTAGGCGAACATCCGTCGCTGACCCCGCGTCACTGCGCTGAAGCTATTCGCGCAAGGGGGCAGATATGACTGACAAAGAAGTAATGCAGATGGCGTTGGGTGCGCTGGAAAGTTTACAAGCATGGCCGGAAACACCAGAAAATTTTAAGCGTGTCCAAGCAATCGAAGCACTACGCGCAGCACTAGCGCAGCCTGAACCGAAGCCGGTGGCGTGGATGTTGACAGAACTTGATGGCACTCCATTGATTGATTGTGGCGATTTGGTTGTTAAGCAGCGCCCAGTTTTAGTAAGCGACAAAACGGACTGCATACCACTCTACACCGCCCCACCACAGCGCGAATGGGTAGGATTAACAACAGACGAACTTGAAGAGATAGCAGAGTTTCATTTTCATGGCGGGTTATCTGGAAGAGAATTTTATGACGACATCGAAGCCAAGCTAAAGGAGAAGAACAATGGCTAAATTACCGTACACAATAACGATCTGCCCAGATCAACCGAACCCTAAGCAGTACACAGCGATGACACCAAAACTTGTTAAAGCGATGATGTATGGGAATGACATGACAATCGACCAGCGCAAGTTTCTGTGGCCTGCGAGATCCTCAGACTTTGAAGGCAAGCTACGTGCAATGCTAGATAAAACAAAGGAGAAGAACACATGACGTGGCAAGTATGGACAAACATAATGCAGAAGAACGGGGCTTCAACTCATGTGGTTCCGTTAAACGATCTTCGGGAGCATGTAGGAGAAGCAACGTGTTGGTGCAACCCAAGAGTTGACGAGGAGTTGAACTTAGTTACGCACAACAGCGCAGACAATAGAGAGGCGTTTGAAACAGGGGAAAGGAAGCCGACATGAGCGATCCAGAAATGACCACGTTTGGTATGTACCCGAACTGGGGTGTTGAATACTGCAAATCATATGCCGAGCAGCTAAGAGATAAGACACGCGCAAACCGAGCGGAGCATGCCGCAGAGTGCATTGAATATCTTTTAAGTGTAGTTCAGAAAGAATGGGTAGGGCTGACGGATGAGGAAGTTATGTCACTGTTGCCGGGAGCGGTCAGACTACCACCGGGTTGGGTGGACACAGTTCGAGCCATCGAAGCCAAGCTAAAGGAGAAGAACACATGAGTAGAGTACACGCAGTAACGGAAGACATTCAATTCACAGCAAAGGTAGCATCGTTCACACCACTGCCGACTGACATGCTTGTTAAAGAGTTCTGTGCGTGGCTACAGGAGCGCGGCAAGGAACACAACTTTCTTGTTTGGCGCGTCACCATCGAAGGTGCAAGTACAGACTACAACCTATGACGGGTACTAACGGCCTAGCTTCAGGCCGGTTTCCCTGTGACCACTAGGCCGCCAGACCAAGGGACAACCTAGTACATTTATTGTAAAGCATAATAAATTAATTGTAAGGAAAAAGGATGACGACGCATAACGACATAACAGGCGACGCTATTAAGACTAAAGAAATAACAGACAAGTTCCGCGAGAACTTCGATAAAATATTTGGCTCGACATGCCCACGCTGCGGTAAGCCTAACCCCGCCGACGCACACACATGCACACCCAAGGAGAACAACAATGGCTGAACAACGAAAGCTAAACCAGAACATGTACGCACGCATCTTTGTGATGCTGACCACCGAGCCCTGCACTACGCACGATCTGGTCGAGGAGACAGGTATACACCTAGTGACAGCGCAGCGCTTGATGCGGTGCTTTAATAAGTACAAGCTAGTGCATGTGTGCGGGTGGGAGAAGGACGTGAAGGGGCGTGACTGCACGCAGATATATAAGTTCGGTAAGGGCAAAGATAAACCCCGCCACCGCATGACCGATGCTGAACGCACTGAACGGTATCGCAACAAAAAGAAAATGATGGCACTGACCAACGTACTGCATGGTGCACAGACATGACGCCAGAGGCCAAGGTTAAGGCCAGCGTAGTAAAGATGTTGAAGGAGATGGACGCGTACTATTTCTTTCCTGTGATGGGCGGCTTCGGTCGTTCAGGTATACCCGACATTATTGGTTGCTCGCTCGGTTTGTTCATTGCAATCGAGTGCAAAGCAGGTAAGAATAAAACGACTGCGTTACAAGACAGAGAGCTTGATAACATACGCAAGGCTGGTGGCTTTACCTTTGTGGCTAACGAAAACAATCTTGATGAACTGCGAGAACTATTATGCCAACTGCACACGACCCGTTCGACCTAGCCTTACGCATTGCGGAACTAGATGAAGACGCTAGAGGACATCTGCAATTTGTTTTAGCTACGTTGGTTAGTTGTTACGGAGATGAAGACGGGCAAGCAGTAATTATGTATGCCCCTGTCGATAGCAAAGTCACAGAAGTAATTATGATTAACTGCACCGACATGGACGCAGCACGACTCGTTGACGCTGCGCGTGCTTGTATGCTTGCTTTGAATGTAGTAGATGCACCAGAAAAGGAGAAGTTTAATTGAGCGCACCATATAAAAGAATAGTCACCATCGACTTTGAAACACGATGGGCAAAATCAGACTACACACTAAGCAAGATGACTACTGAGGAGTATATACGTGACCCGCGATTCAAAGCGTTTGGCTGCTGCATGCACGAATATGGCAGTGAGAAGATCACCCAATGGTACAGCTACGAGGAACTACCGCGCATATTCAACTCCTTCGACTGGGAGAATACGGCGGTGCTTGCGCACAACGCTCAGTTCGACGTTGCTATTCTTGAGTGGGTGTATAACGCCCATCCTGTTTTTATATTTGATTCTCTATCTATGGCTCGTGCGCTTCGTGGTGTCGAGGTCGGTAACTCGTTGATGAAGTTAGCGCAGGACTTCGGGCTACCACCTAAAGGCCAAGCAGTACACAGCACTGACGGACTAACCGAGCTAACGCCGGAGATCGAGCAAGAGCTAGCCGACTACTGCAAGCACGATGTGTTCTTGTGCGAGGAGATATTCTCACGCTTGATACAAGGCTACCCTGCCAAGGAGCTACGCTTAATCGACATGACATTAAAGATGTTCACTCGCCCAACGCTGCTGTTGGACGCCCCGTTACTGGACGCAGCAATCAAAGACGAAAAGGAAAAACGTGAAGCACTATTGGCGAGGCTTGGTGTGGACGATGCAGCACTGGCGAGTAACCCTAAGTTTGCGGCTATCTTGGCTAGCATGGGATGCGCAGTTCCTTACAAGACGAGTAAGACGACGGGCAAAGAAGCTCTCGCTCTGGCAAAGAACGACGCGTTGTTTCAAGCGCTGCTTAACGGTGAACGAGAGGACGTGGCACTACTGTGTGAAGCACGACTCGCAGTTAAATCAACCACCGAGCGAACACGGGCGCAACGCTTCTTGGACATCAGTGGGCGAGGCACCCTCCCCGTACCGCTTTCATATTACGGAGCCAAGTCGGGACGATGGTCAGCCGCTAAAGGTAGCGCCATCAACATGCAGAACCTCAAGCGTGGATCGTTTCTACGGAAGGCAATCATGGCCCCCGAAGGACACCAACTCGTCGTTGGGGACTTGAGCCAGATCGAACCGCGTGTACTGGCGTGGCTGTCGGACTACGATGAAATGCTGGACATCTTCAGAGCCGGAGGCGACCCGTATGCTGCCTTCGGGGCACAGATGTTTAACATACCCGGTCTCACTAAAGACAGCCACCCTATTCACCGGCAGTCAGCCAAGTCAGCACTACTAGGCGCAGGTTATGGGCTCGGCTGGGCATCGTTCGCGTCGCAGTTGTTGGTCGGGTTTCTGGGTGCACCACCGCTACGCTACGGTAAGGGAGATGCCAAGCAGCTAGGCGTAGACGGCGCGTACTTAGAGCGGTTCCTTAACTGGGACGACAACGTGCTCAAGATGGAGGACATACCCCACACCTGTACCGCCAAGGAGTTACTGGTGCACTGCGTGACGGCCAAGAAGATCATCGACATCTACCGCGCCACTGCCCACCCAGTAGTTAGCTTCTGGAGTATGTGCGACCAGCTTATCGGTAAGTCACTGTTCGGCGGCGAGGAGTTCACGTACAAATGTTTGGTTTTTCGCAAGAATGAGATTGAGCTACCCAACGGCATGAAGTTGTTGTATCCTGATCTTAGATTAGTGAAAGATAAAGAGTCGGGTAAGAGCCAGTGGGTGTACGGGCCAGACGCTACCAAACTCTATGCAGGAAAAGTAACCAACAACGTGACACAGGGTGTTGCGCGTATCGTTATGACTGACGGCATGCTACGTACTGCGGCGAGATACCCAGTAGTAGGCACAGTCCATGATGAACAGTTGGTGGTAGTGCCAGACGCCGAAGTAGATGAAGCTAAGACTTGGGTCTTGGCGCAGATGACTATGGAGCCACGGTATATGCCGGGCATCCCGCTGAACGCTGACGGTGGCGCACACCGTAGGTACGGACTAGCTAAAAACTAAGGAGAAGCAAATGGCTGTAAAAGACTATAAAAAACTATACACCGCACTCAATGCAAAATACAAAGTGTGCGCAGCAAACAACTCAACGCTTGTTGAGCAGTACAACACCGTAAGTATGAAATACAGACATCTAGACACGGAGTTTACGAAAGCCGTTGAAGCTAACAAGAGGCAGCAAATACAACTGCATGAACAGCGCGGTGTTATTACGTTCTTAGAAATTAAGCTGACTAAACTAATGGAGACTCTCGATGCCAAACCTTAAAAAAGAACCAGCGTTACCTACCCGCATCAGGGTAGGGCGCAAGTGGTACTCGGTAGAAGTTGTCGAGGCTATGCTTGAGCGCAGACACATGGGCAAGACATACTACCCAGAGCAACAGATTAAAGTAGGCAAGCGCAGCAACATCACAGGCAAGCCATACAAAGAGTGCGACATCAGAGATTCGTTCTGGCACGAAGTAACGCACGCAATACTGTTCGACATGGGGCGTGACAGACTCAATGCCGATGAGCAGTTTGTTACCGAGTTTGCTAACCGCCTATCCAAAGCGATAGACTCAGCGAGGTTTAAATAATGATTACCGAAACATACTACAACGAAGATTCAGGCCAAGTAGAACTCCTGCGGTTTAGGGCGGTAGCGATTAAACCGTATCCCGGTTGTACAGACGGCGCACTCCCCTTGCATGCGGAAGATTGCCCACACAAAGGAGAAATTTCTTGCTACACACGAAGTGAGAGTTCCCTTTGCGGTGGTTACATGGGACACATAGGTATGGCAGTCATTCGTTGCTGCGAAAAAATGGAGCCCTCTAATGGCTAAAGTTGTCTGGTCACACAGCGCACTAAAAGATTACGAGAGTTGCTCTCGCAAGTATCAAGAAGTCAGGGTCTTAAAGAAGTACACGTTCACCGAAACAGAAGCAACACGCTACGGCACACAGCTACACAAGGCTGCGGAAGATCACATCAAGGACGACGTGCCGTTGCCGGAGCAGTTCAGCTACATACAAACAACGCTCGATGCTTTAAAGAAAAAGCCCGGACGCAAGATGTGCGAGTACCAGATGGCGTTAACAACAGACCTCGCACCGTGCGGTTGGGTCGGACCTGAAGTGTGGGTCAGAGGTATCGCAGATTTACTTATCGTTGACGACGACAATCTGACAGCGTGGGTGGTGGACTACAAGACAGGGAACAACAAGTACCCTGACCGCGAGCAGCTAAAGTTAATGGCGCTCATGGTGTTCGCACACTTCCCACACATTCGGAAAGTTAATGCAGCGCTGTTGTTTGTAGTTAAGAACGACATGGTGAAGATCAGCATGTCCGTAGACGAAGCACCTGCTGCATGGTGGGAGTACCGTCAACGCATAGCACGTATCGAGCAGGCGCATGAGACAGGCGTGTGGAATCCTAAACCATCACCCCTATGCCCGTGGTGCCCAGTTGTAACCTGTGAACATCACCCAAGGAGTTAGCTATGTTTTCTTACTTGTGTATTCACACACCGCGTAAAGAATGGCGTAACCGATTGCCAATTAAAGTAACTGTTGTGGTGGCTAACAGCGGCAGCGAGGCGTTAAAACAGTTTACGCCGTTTCATCCAAATGACCCGGATACAAGGCACTACAACAAACCATATGCAGTACAGACAATCTCACCCCACTACATAAGGTAGGCACGACATGACAAACAAACGAGACTATAAAAAAGAGTATGCCGAATACCACGGCAAACCCGAGCAAGTTAAGAAACGCGCAGAGAGAGTTAAGGCTAGGCGCATTATGGAAAAGACCGGCGCTGCTACCAAGGGCGACGGTAAAGACGTAGACCACATCACACCACTGCGCAGCGGTGGCACATCAACCAAAGGTAACTTGCGCATGCGCAGCGTCAAAGCAAACCGTGGAGATAATAAATGAGTAAAGAGTTTCAAGAGTGGTGGAAGTCCTTGACGATTGTAGAGCGCAGAGTACTCGGACCTAACGCTGCTAAGTTTGTATGGGATGCAGCATTTAAGGCCGGACAAGAAGCCGCCAAAAAACAGGAGAAGTAAATGCAGATCATTGATAACAAGGCGTTGCTGTTTCGCACTCGCAACCCACAGAAGTACAGCATCATCCCGAAGCACAAGATCATGTCCGAAGAAGATGGCACGTATGAGATCGCTGTTTACTTCGGACTAGATGAGTGCCGCGTACTAAAGAACCTCGGTGTTAAAGATGTCCCGTCGCCTATCCTCACACGCTATAACTGGCCGGGTAAGTACAAACCGATGGCGCATCAGATCGACACCGCTGCGTTCTTAACGATGCACAAGAAAGCGTTTGTATTCTCCGAGCCCGGTACAGGCAAGACACTCTCCGCGCTATGGGCTGCTGACTATTTGATGCAGCGTGGGGATGTGCGTCGTTGTCTTATTCTGTGCCCCTTGTCGATCATGCAGAGCGCGTGGCTAGGTGACTTGAACAACAGTATCATTCATCGCTCGGCCATCGTGGCGCACCATACTCAAGCTAGTCGTCGTATCGAGATGGTGCAGCAAGACTATGAGTTTGTCATCGCTAACTATGACGGGCTCAACTTAATCGCAGACGAGATCGTTAACGATGGCAGGTTCGACCTAGTGATCGTCGATGAGGCCAACGCATACAAGACGATGACCACCCGCCGGTGGAAGGCGCTCAAGTACATCCTCAACGCTAAGACACATCTCTGGATGATGACGGGCACACCTGCATCGCAGTCACCTGCTGACGCATACGGTCTGGCCAAGCTGGTTAATCCTGATGGCGTGCCGAAGTTCTTTACAGGCTGGCGTGACTCAGTGATGAACAAGGTCACACAGTTTAAGTGGGCTCCGAAGCCGACAGCACCGCAGCTAGTGTTCGATGCACTACAGCCAGCCATCCGGTTCACTAAGGCTGAGTGTCTTGATCTGCCACCAGTGCTGACGATGGTGCGCGAGGTACCGTTGACTCCGCAGCAAGCCAAGTACTACAACCTGCTGAAAGAACGCATGGTCATGCAAGCTGCTGGCGAAACAATTACCGCCATCAACGCAGCGGCTGCCGTATCAAAGCTATTGCAAATATCTTGCGGCGCAGCATACACAGATGACAAGGAAGTAGTGGAGTTCGACGCAGCACCACGGCTCGGTGTGCTTGAAGAAATTTTGGAAGAGACTAGCCGCAAGGTAATTATCTTTGCTTTATTTCGCAGCACCATCGACGCTATCCATGCGCACTTGTTAAAAAAGAATATCGAGACCGAGTGCATACACGGCGACATCTCACCGAGCAAACGCGCTGACACCATCCGACGCTTTCAGTCTGAGCCTAACCCGCGTGTTTTAGTTATGCAGCCCCAAGCATCGGCGCATGGCATCACGTTGACTGCGGCTGACACAGTGGTGTTCTTTGGTCCATTGATGTCTGTTGAGCAGTATATCCAGTGCATCGCTCGTGCTGATCGCAAGGGGCAGAACTCCGACAAGGTGACGGTCATTCACATCCAAGGTAGTCCTATCGAAAAGAAAATGTTTAAGGCGCTGGAGGGCAAGGTAGCTGATAACGCTTTGCTAACTAGCATGTTTGAAGCAGAAATTAATTTATAAAAGGGGTTTGCAATCGTAAAAAATCTATGTAGTATGTCTAATCCTTGACACACAAAATAATTAGGAGAAGCAAATGACTGATGAAATAGTGCCGTTAGATCAGCTTGCCAAGGTGTACCGGAAGATCAAAGCAAAGGTCGATTTACTCACGCAAGAGTACGACACCAAGCTAGAAGAACTGAAGGCTATGCAAGAGCAAGTTAAGTTCGCAATGAAAGACCAGATGAAGGCGTTAGGCGTTTCGTCCGTACGTACAGATTTTGGAACTGTGTCGCTGGCAACAAAGACACGGTACAACACGCAAGACTGGGATTCTTTTAAGAAGTTTATTGTGGCCAACGATGTCGTCGATCTGTTAGAGAAGCGCATCGCACAGACCAACATGCACAACTTCTTGCAAGAAAACCCCGGGCTTGTGCCCCCCGGACTGAACTCCACTACGGAGTTCGACATCCGCGTAACAAAACCAACCACCACTAAGTGAGATAAATACTATGTCCAATATTATGGCTTTCAATCCAGCGTCGGTACCCGCCTTCGCTCGCAACAACGAACTCTCCGATACAGCACGCGCCCTGACCGGCGGTGGTGTAGGCAACAGCGTCAAGCGTATCTCGATTAAGGGCGGTGTGTTCCGTCTGATCGCTGGCGGTAAAGAACTGGCGACCGTTGATGAGCGCCACCTTGACGTTATTATTGTTAAGGCTGCTTCCAAAGTCAGCCGCGTGTTCTACGCTAAGTCGTATGATGCCGAGGCTATCTCTGGTCCTGACTGCTGGTCGAATGATGGCGAGCGCCCAGACGCTACCGCTACCGGCAAGCAAGCTGAAACCTGCATGTCGTGCCCACAGAACATTGCTGGTTCAGGCCAAGGCAATAGCCGCGCATGCCGTTATCAACAACGTCTGGCCGTGGTGCTTGAGAACAATCCTACCGGCGATGTGTTGCAGTTGACCCTGCCAGCTACGTCTGTGTTCGGTAAGGAAGAAGGCGACAAGCGCCCACTGCAAGCATACGCTCGCTATCTGGCATTGCAGAACCCACCGATCAATCCAGAGCAGATCGTCACCCGTATGCGCTTTGATACTAAGGCCGAGTCACCGAAGCTGCACTTCCAGCCTATGCGTTGGTTGACCGATGCCGAGTACGATATTGTTAAGAACCAAGCTGACTCTGCCGATGCCAGCCGCGCAGTCGTGATGACTGTGGCACAGATGGATGGTGTTAAGAGTAAGCCTGCGTTAGCGTTACCGGGTAAAGCCCCTGTGGTGGCCGACGAAGAAGATGCACCAGCACCGAAAGCCAAGGCTGCACCGAAAGCTAAAGCCGCGCCAGTAGAAGAAACTGCTGACGACGAGGAGCCAGAAGTTCGCAAGCCAGCTTCTAAAGCGTCCGCCGTACCAGCCAAGAAAGGCAACCTTGCCGACATCGTAGCCGACTGGGACGACGAGTAACTCTCACGGGGGAAAGCGGATGCCGAAAGGTGCAGCGAGTACCCCACCTAACATAAAACATAATGGCCTACTCACAACGAATTATTGATCTTGTTGCCGCATCCCCTAAGACGCCGGGCAACCGGCTAGGGCGTTGGGCAGTGCATCTTAATTTCCCCGTGACCAAGATTGCGTATGCGTTAGGCGTTACCCGACAGACTGTTTACAACTGGTTTGCAGGCAAGGACGTTTTCGTAGCGTACCAAGATCGCGTGGAACTTCTTTTAAAAATAATGCAGCACGCTAAGACGGCTGACGAAGCATGGAGAAAGATATGTCAGGAATACAACCTCAAGCCTTAACGAAACAAGAGTTCATCCGTCTGTGCGAGACCGAGTGGGACCATCAGCGTGGGCTGCCTACTTCCTTCCAGCTTGAACTTCTGAATCGGTATGCACGTTCTATTGGCGCTATCTACCCACCGCTTTGCGATACACAGTTAGAACTGTTCGAGTAACTTAACCCCGAGGATTTTATGACTCCGCTTGAATTTCTAGCGGTTGTTTTGCCGTCTCCGGGTCACGGATATTACTGCGCGGCAGAATTAACTAAGAAGAAAGATCATGTCTTTGTAGAAGATGTGGCCGAATTTTACCCGACGGTAGACACTTGGGTTAGCAACGAGTGCGACGTTTACTTCGGCTTGGCTTCCTTCGATGAGAAGGTTGCTTTGATGAAGGGCAACAAGGATCGGCGCATCGCAGCTAACGCTCGCTACATTCGTTCTTTCTTTATCGACATGGACGGCTACGCTACGCGTAAGGCGGCGGCTACTGCATTGGCTGGCTTCTTAGCTGAGACAGGTCTGGACTTGTTTGGTTCGCCTTACGTCATCTCGTCCGGTGGTGGGCTGCATTGCTACTGGCCGTTTGAGCAAGACGTAGAGATTGCTGATTGGAAACCAGCAGCCGAGAACCTAAAGCGTTTGTGTGCACAGCAACGTCTGGTCATTGACTACACGGTGACAGCCGATGCAGCGCGGGTATTACGCATACCTAGCACGACTAACTTTAAGAAGAAGTACGACAAGCCACGGCCGGTAAAGATTGTTGCTGAAGGCGATACGTTTGATTTTGAGACGATGGCCAAGCATATTGCCAGCATGCTGACCAGTACGCCGTTAGCGGTTAAAGCTACGCCGAGCACAAGCCTCACGTTACCCGGCACTCGACCGACTGCTGCTACCACTACGGCAGTTAAGTTGTTCGAGAATACTGCGACCGAGTTCGGCAAGATTTACAAAGAGACGCAAGAAGGGCGTGGCTGCGCACAACTACAGTACTACGTAGAGAACGCAACCGAAGATGGGATGGAGCCGTTGTGGCGCGGGATGATGAGCTTGGCGCAGAAGTGTTCCGATGGTGACCGCGCTGTTGTCTGGCTCACAGAGTTGCACCCGTACACAGAAGATCGGATGCGTACTAAGTTAGCTGAGATCAAGGGCCCGTACCCATGCGTTAAGTTCGACAGCGAGAATCCCGGCGTGTGCACATCGTGCAAGCACTGGGGCAAGATTACTAATCCGTTAGCACTCGGGCGTGTAACGACGGTCGATACATCGGAGAAAGTAGTTGAGGTCATTGCGTCCCCGACATCCGAGGAAGTACGCAAGGTGTTACGCCCTGAGTCACCACGCGGTTATGCGTACGGTACACACGGCGGCATATTCATGGAGCGCCAAGATGAAGACGCAGAGGGCAAGAAGATCACGCGTCAGATTCAGTTGCTGCCATACGACCTGTTCCCTGTGGACATCTTGAACAATGCTGGCGAACACACGATACACATGCTGGCGTTGCGTAAGGATGGCGCTCAGACCGTGACGCTGCCACAGAAGGCAGTAGTCAGTAAGGACGAAACAGTTAAGCACTTAGCACAACAAAACATTATTGCTGCTTTTGGTTCTGGCAATGACAAGAACCTGTTCGATTACATTAGGGCTTGCGTGGAAAAAATGAGCACAGAAAAAGCACCGCTGCGCGTACCATCTAACTGCGGCTGGCAAGACAACGACACGTTCGTGTTTGCTGGCAAGATATATTCAACTGGTCTGCCGGTGGAAGTGCCGATGCCGGGGCTTGAGAATATCGTGTCCAACTCGCAGCCTACCGGCAGCATCGAGGCATGGCGTGAGTTCATCAACCTACTGATACGTAAGAAGTTGTACGGGCATCTGGCCATCATTCTGGCTGGCGCTTCTGCGCCGCTCATGCGCTTCACAGGTATCTACGGCATGACGTATCACTGCGGCTCAACCGAATCAGGCACAGGTAAATCATTAGCGCTCGAAGGTGCGGCTTCTGTCTGGGGTCATCCGGTTCACTACCGCACAGGTAAGGGCACATCTCCCGTTGCCATGCAGCAGCGCCTTGGTCTGCTCAATAGCTTCCCGTTGATTACTGACGAGATCACCAGCAAGAACCGGGCAGATTTCGAATGGTTCCCTGCGTTCCTGCTCGACATGACAGAAGGCCGTGGTAAAGAGCGTATGGAGTCCGGCTCCAACAAGGAACGGATGAACTTATCTACGTGGATGACGGTAGCGATTATGTCGTCGAACACACACGTTGTGGACTACCTGACCGGCGGCCGTAAGCATGCGTCAGAAGGTGAACTGCGCCGTCTCTTAGAGTTCATCATGGACCAAGACCTGTCGTGGGAGCCGCACGAGATCGAGATCATCAAGTCCCTAGCGCGCAACTATGCGGTTGCCGGTCACCTGTTGGCTGACTACATGGCCAAGAATGTATCGTTCTTAAAAACGATGGTGCCAGAGGTTGTCCGAAACACGTACAAGGATTTCGCTGCTACGAATGACGAGCGTTTCTGGATGGCAGGTATCGGCGCATGTATGGCGGTAGGTATCGTTATGAACTCGGCGCATGCCGGTGTGGTGGACTTCCCGCTCGAAGCTATCTTGTCGTACTTTAAAAAGACAGTTGGCTACATGCGTAGCAACATCAAGTCCAGCAGCCGCAGCGCAGAGGACATACTAAACTCATTTACACGCGAGTTCTACGGCAACTTCATCGTAGTTAAGTTCGGCGCATCAGGCGGCATACTGGCCGAGATGGGCAACGGTGGAGCTATCGACGCATCGACTACACGTTCGCATGTTATGGGGCGGGTGGAGCACGGCGTAGTGCCAGACCACATCGACTACTACATCGAGGAGCGGCTGCTTAAATCGTTCTGTTCATCCATGAGCTTCGGTTATTCTGACTTTAAACGGCAACTAGAAGCGCTGTTCATGGTCACGTACCTACCCAAGAAGGACATGATGGCCAAGACGAAAGGACCACAGATGCGTGTGCCAGTGATTAAGATAACGCGCAAGGTAGAAGATGACGAGCTTGCAAGTACACTATCCGTGGAATAAGCTGAAGAAAGGGCAGGGGTTCTTTGTCCCCTGCCTTGATACCCAAACCGTTAGGCAAGAAGGGTTGATTCAAGCTATGCGGCTTGATGTGCATAACGCCCGCGCAGTGGCGGGCGTTAGCAAGGGTCTTATTGGCGTGTGGTTCTATCGGTTACAGTTATAAAGTTCCGCGCTATCTTAACCTGTGCGGAATCTAGCTTCTCCAGCAACGTATCCTTCTGCTCGGTAGTTAAGCGCGGGGATGCAATGATCTGACGCCGATACTTGGCCAACTCGCCTAGCTGCTTCTGCACACTGCCAGACATCGACGCCCCAGATATTTTGTCGATGTTCTCGAGAGCAAAGGCTTTAGCTTCGTCCTTCTTGCCTTCTTCGATCAGCTTGTTAAACGAACCCTTTGTTTGCTGTATTTCCTGCATACGCTCATAGGCTGCGTCTAACGTACCGCGTCCCTCGATAGGCTGGAACATACCGCCAATGAACGGCATCTTGCTGATCTTCTTAGTCGGGTCGGCAACTTCTGCTTTGCCTTCCATGTTCAGGATAGGATTGGCCAGCGACACCAGCGCAAGACCCAAGCCGCCCATGTACCCACGCATCAAGTAGTCAATCTTAATTGGCGTTAAGCCAGCGTCCCCCGTAGCACTACCGAGCAGCTTGGCAAACTCGGTGGTCGAATCTCTGTAGCGTTCGGTCGGCAGCATAGTCTGTTGCTCCCGCGACGACTCAATATCCCCACTAAAGAACGACCTGCCCAGCACCACTTCAGTCAACGGCTTAACTGCTTGCGGCAACGCGAACGGGTTGGACAGCGCCAGCAATTTGCCCATACCCTTAGTGATGTCAGATGAGCGCTCATCATCAGCCGCCATATTGAATATTGCTTCCGGCAACGCCTTAAACAAGTACCCCATCTCGAACGGAATAGGTACACGCATCGGCTCATCCACGCCCGGGATGTACACAAACCAGTTGGCCAGACGTTCTTCAGGCTTGGCGCGTTTGTAGGCTTCATCATCCTGCATCATCGCAGCGTAGGCCATCGTACCGGCGGCTAACATCAGGCCGCGCACCAACATTTTCTGCCTAATCTTTAGCTGTTCGCTATGCGGCATCTGGTTAGTGAATGCGCGATACAAAACGTCGAGACCCTGAATCTGTGCATTAAAGAACGGGATAATTGTTGATAGTACCTGCATGCTAGGGGAGAGTCCCCGGCGGCTAAAGTTCATTGACTCAAGCGTACGCAAGAGCGCCTGCATCTCGGACATTCCCTTATTGAGCGAGTCCTTGTACACAACCGCACGCGTAGCTGCATCACCTTGCATAGCGAAGGCGTCAAGCTTGGCCATCGTTTTGTCCCAACCCATCTTGCCTACCGACAAGTCTTTCAGGAACTTCGACATGTCGCGCTCGTCACCGCTAAACACGTTGCTGCTGATCGCGCCCGAGGCCATCAACTTAGCTTGTTCTTCGCTGCGGCCGGCCATCATCTTACTCAGTTCTTTAAACGAGTTGAGCACAGGCACACCGTCAGTACCTGTAGTCATCCACGCAGTCAACGGGTCACGGAACGCCTGCTTGATCGCATACGCCGGGTTACGGGTAACAAACTTACGCAGTACGTCAGCCGGTATGCCCATCAGCTTGAACACCGCAGGTAGCGTAGTCTTAATACCTTCCATGCCCTTGATGATAAGGTCGGCAGGGATGCCGTACATGTCGGTGTCGATTACCACAAAGTGATCTTCGCCCTTGATCTTAAAGCGTACAGTATCAGGACCGCCCGGGCCGGGGCCTTTACTAAGCGTGCTGGCAATACCCATCTTCTTCAGCAAGAACGACGAGTCTTTCATCATCTGGTTGCGCAACGCCATGTTAGTTATCATGAACGTGTTTTGCACAGCGCTAGTAAAGACCGGCTGAATCTGCGTGTTGTCCCCGACTAACGCTTTAAGCTGTGGCTCATCCTTGATGTTGGAGAGCGTGACGATATTTTCTTTATCAATCACTAGCTCCACGTTGCCGTCACGGTTAGCGCGATAGAACGGAACATATGGCGTCTTCTTGAGATCGGCCGCCAGCTTCTCAGACATGTATCCGGTCTGCACTAGTAGATCAAGCTGGCCGTTGTTGTACTGCTGATAAATGTCGGCAGCTTCCTTAAAGGCAGCGTCTGCTTGCTTATCTGCTTTAAGAATATTTAATACGTCGTTGTATTCTTTTTGCGCCAGCTTCGGATTATCAAAGTTCAGCTTATCCCAACCCACAACTTCCGCACGCTTACCTGCCAGATAGGCGGTGAACATTGCTTCGGTCTGCGTGTCGTTGCCTACGTTAGCTTTACTGACTGCTTCGGCTACCTGCACCATGTTAGCGCCGGGCTTGCTTGCGTAGATGTACCCACCACCTTCGGCTTTGCGTAACTCTACTGGTCCGTTGGTCAGCGCCTGACCCGCAAACTGGCTGGTCTGTTGGCCAAAACGTAAATAGAACTCAGCTTGTTCGGCTTCGAGCGACGAGATTTGTTCAGCAGCAACGCCTTGTTTGAACGCAGCAGACAGCGCAGCGTACTGGTCAACAAACTGCACACGCCCTGTTAAGCCCATGACGTTACCCATAAGCTCGTCTTTAAAGGACGGCTTGGACGCAACAAACGAAGACGCAACAGTTACCGGCTCTGTCTTAGACTTAAATCCAAAGTCACCTTTTGTTTTTTCGTAAACGCCAACGTCCACATCTTCTTTAGGTTTGGCGCGTACTTGTTCCGTTACTGGCTGCGCGGAGCTAGTAGAAATCATCAACGCTTCTACAGCGGACACTGATGCGTCCAGCATGTTATCGACGTTAGTAACACCAATCATTTTTAAGATGATGCTAACGAATCCACGGAACGCATCCGACGTGCGCCACTTCTTCTGCTTAAGTTGTTTCTGTAAATTCTCGTTCGACAGCACTTCGGCAGCAAACTCAGAAATGTTACTCTTAGCGTTTGCGCTAGTAATCGACGGGTCTTTCTTGGCCGAGTTGTACAGCGCTTCCAGTTCACGGTACGCAGCCTGCTGCTCTTTACTCAGCAACGTAATGTCGTCTTGCGCCATCTGGATGACACGCTCAACTGCTGCGTGTGTGCCTTCATGCAACAACACTTCTTGCGTCAGTCCACCGTTACGGCTCAAGTCCACTACGCGGCTGGTCGCCATGCCCAACACTTCTTGTCCGTCAGGAGCGTACAACTTGTCGTGTAGCTTAACGGTGGTATTGTCCGCAAAAACTTCCAACGCCAAAGACACAGCACGGTTTAACGGTTGGTTTGTGTCGTCTTCGGAAATTGACTTGTACGCATCTTGCAGCTTGTTATCTTCCAACAGCTTGACCTGCTCGTTGCTCAAGTCTTTACTTTCTGTTTCCGAACCAATAGCAAACCGCTTTTCTTCAACGTCTTGGTTTGCTACTTCTTTCAGTACTTTTTCTTGTGCAGCCTTAGTCATCGCCACCTGCATGGCAGTACCTTTAGCAGCTTTGGCTTCCCGTGCCTTACGCGTACGGTCTAACGCTTCTTGGCGTTGCGCGTAATCATACGCCGAACCTTTTTGTTCGCTTAAACCGCTTTCAAACCGTTCTTGTCCCCGCGCAGTCTCAGCGCGACTTTCTGGGGATTCTGTACGTATCTCACTTAACTTAGCTATCTTACGAGTGGCTTGCGTGCCGCGTTGGTACACAGGCTCTTGCGCCTCGGCTACGGGCTTCTCGCGTTTTGCGAATTCTTTCTTGGCTTTTTCTTGCGCTTCGGCAAGGGCAGGGCTGGCTGCACCAATAGCTCTGGCTTTAGCTTCAAGGTCTGCGGCCACGCTCTTAGCAAAAGCATCTACAACTTGAGTGCGATCTTTTTTCTGCTTGATAAAATTAGTAACGGCGGTGTTGTACTTTTTCGAGTCCTCGCCTTTTTCTGCTTTTAAGGCTTCGAGTTTAGCTACGCTAGTATCAACAAACTTTTTAAGTAGCTCTACTTTATCGTTGAGTTTCTTTTGTGCCGGTCCTACCAGCTTTTGATACTCTTCTGTCTTGTAGCCAACTTCGCGCACAACATCGTCAAGAACGGCGTCTAGTTCCGCTTGTGCTTTAAGACCTAACTCAGCCTTGGTAGATTTCTTAGCTTGCTTTGCTTCGCGTGACAGTGCACGCGCAGACGTACCCAAAGCTTGCAGTTCCGCTTCTTTTTGACGCGGCGTTTGTATTTCTGTTTCTTTGTATAGCTTGGCTAGTTGAGCGTCAAGCTTCGCACGGTACGGCGCAACACGCGCTAGTTTCTTTTCGTATCGTGTTTGGGCTGTAGCTACTTGGTTACGCAACGTAGTGAGTTTAGCTTCTGATGCACCGGCAGCAATAGCTTCTTGTAACGCAGTGTCACGTTTTTCCAGCAAATCAAACTCATCATGCAGTTGCTGCAACAAAGACCGCTTGGCGTTACCAACAGGTTTCTCAACAACATCACGCAAACGTGTAATCTCTGCGGCTATATCATCACTGACATAAACCTCCTGCCCCTTACGCTCACCCGTCTCAATCTCGCGCACATCGTAGTTACGCTCACGACGAATAATTTTGCCAATCTGAGGGCCTAACAGTTCTGCTACCTGCTCACGCGGTGTACGCGTAGGCTTTCTTGCTTCCAAGGCTTTTTGATCTGCGCGTTGACGAGCACGGTGCATGTTAGCCAGCACCTGTGGGTTACGATCATTGATTGCCGTGTTCAGCAGATTGAAGTCGCCGAACAGGTCGTACATACCTGTAGGGGCTGTTTCTTTTTCAGGCGCAATAGTAACTTCTGTAGTGGCAGCTTGTTCGGGCTTCTCCGCAAAGACTTCTCCGCGAGACTCAGCGTACTTCTGTTGTTGCTCACGCGTTGGTTCCGGTGCTTCGGCTTCTGTAAACAGTGGGCGTGTCTCACCACGCTGCGTCAGACCCTTTTGCTGCTCGGCTAACACACTACGCCGAGACTCAATATCCGCAGTTAGTTTGTCTCGCTCCGCTTTAAGCGTATCTAATTTGGTACCCAGCTTCGGCATAGCTTCGAAGTCACCAAGCGCACCAGCTTCAGCCAGTTTCTTTTGTGCAGCGGCAATTTTTTTATCAATATCCGTTACGGTTGCTGCGGAAGTAGTCTCGAATGTGGCAGCGTCAACGGTCGTACCACCCAACTTCTCAATGTGCGTACCGAGCTGCTGAACTTGTGTCTTGAGCTCGTTGTACTGTGGGAGGAGGGCATTGATGGCAGCGGTATCACCTTTAGTAGCGGCCGCTTGCAGTTGTGTCTCGAACGGGTCAAGCTTCAACGCCATTGTGCGGTGCTGGTCCATCAAGCTAGGTAAGTCCCCAGCAGGCGGTGTGTACACAGGCTCAACAGCAGGCGCTAACTCAACAGGAGCCGCAGGTGCAGTCTTAGGCGTAAGCGGTGCAAGGGCTGTTGGCAAAGGTTCAGCAGCAGGTGCTGCTTCGGCCGGTAATGGGGCTACTTCGGCTGGTGCTGGTTCGGGAGCTACTTCTGGCGCTGGTGCACTAGCAAGGGCTGCGACGGTGGCAGCTTGCGCATCCTTCTGGCGTTGAAGAATATCTTCCTGAGCGCCCATCTTTTCAGACACACGACCTACTGCACCCAAAGGACCTAACAGCCCGACTTGGTATGCCGTACGGCCATACTCTTCCAACGCATCTGGCGAAGCCAACGACAGGCCAGCTTGCGCACGCTCTAACATCTGCTGGGCAATCTCTGTAGGAATCTCGGCGGCCATGCCCGTGGCAGTACCTTTAGCCAGCGTGGCCAACAAACGCTCGTTAGCAATCTTTTCTGCTTGTGCGGCAGTTTTACCAAATAACGCACCCATCGGGATGCCCGTCAGCTTAGTGACAAGTTTGCCGCCAAACGGAATCAATGTGCCAGCAACGTCCAACCCAGCTTGCGGTACGGCCGTAGCGGCGGAAGTTTTAAAGTCCGCAGGCAAACCTTCGGCGGCTCTGCGTTCTACGTTGGTACCAAACTGCTGTACTGCCGAAGGAATTAACGCACCACCAATACCGCCAATAACGGCACCGCCGGGTCCCGCAACCGAACCAGCCATAGCGCCAAGACGAGCACCGCCAAACATAGCCGCTAGATTAGGAGCTTGTTCTGCAATAGCTAAAGGAACTTGTCGTACTACTTCTTTAGCGCCGCCAACAAGCCCTTTTTCTTCGTACACTTTTTTAAGTAAGTCTAGCCCGGTTTGTTCTGCGTACTTACCGGAACGTTCTTGACTACGGCGTAGTGCTGCGGCTGCAACTTCTTCCTCGGGCGTGCTTGTTAAAGCGCCTAATGCGGTCTGCCCACTAGACAGCAACGACTCTAAGCCTTGACTTACCGCAGCGCCAAATCCCTTTTTACGTGCAGGAGCCGCCTGCTGCACCCCCGCCATTGCCTGCTCTATCATTGCTTGCGCTTGTTCTGGCGTAGTCCCTTCTGGTACTTCGAAGCGAGCTATCCGGCCGTCAGGCATCTGGAAGCGGGCAATAGGCATTATTCGTATCCTAAAAATTTGGCAGAACTGGACGTAAAGCTAGGCGTTGCACCCGCAGTAAGCCCGCGTGTTCTCATTTGGTTTTGTACCCACACCGCGGCATCAGGATTATCTATGCCAAATGTCGGGTTTGCTTTGGTTAATGCCTCGTATTGTTTCATAAAATCGCGCTCGGTGGTTTCCGTTCTAGGTGCCCACTTAGCACTTTGGTACTTTTCTATGGCCGCAGCGTAGCTAGGGTCTTTTTGCATCCGCTCTATCATGCGCTCTTCAGGACTTGTACCCAACGTGCTCGTCATTGTCTTATAGTACTGACCCATAATATCGCGCTGCGCCTGTTCCGCAGCATATTTTTCACGTTCTTTCTTTGCGCTCAAGGTAGCAATACCTGCTTTACCTATGTTTTGTGTGGCGTACGGAGATTCGCCGGACATCATGGTTAAGCCGAGCATCAGCAAATCTTCGTCAGAGAAGCCAAAACCTTTCTTGGCTTCCGCTTTTGGCTCCATGCGGCTGCGTTCTTCAATCGGCACTTCTGCGGTTGCCGGTGCTTCTGGCTGGTAGTTAGTCTCTGGTGCAGTAAAGTCTTCTTCCCAAGGCCCTTGCGACGTAACGCCCGGATAAGTAGGCTCAACGTTTGCACCTCTCACTGCGGTCGGAAGAACGCTACGTACTCTAGCAACGCGAGCAGCTTGTTCCGTATCGTAACGTCTATCTATATCGTCTAGTATGTTTTCTTTTACAACTTCCGTGTCTTTAGCGCCTGCTTCGTCTTGTGCTTTTTTGGCGCGTTCTTTAGCTTTAAGCGCTTCTCTGTTAGCTTCTAGTTGTTGGCGTTTCTCCACTGCTTCCCGTGCGCTGCGAACATCTTCCGCCCCACGCGCCCTTTTTTCTGCGGCAGATTGCGCGGCTTCTAATGCAGGATCGCGTTTTTTAAGCACGCGGTCTAGGGCAGACGGCACAGGTGCCTCGGCTTCGGTAAATAAAGACATCTGTTCCGCACGACGATTGTCTTCTACGGCTTTCTGCATCGCTTCGTTTAAGGGTGTTTTAGCAGCAGGCTTCTTAGGAATAGGAGCCTGTTCTTTTGTAAACAACTCCCCTTGCGCGGGGCCTGATCTTCTAGCGGCGCTGGCTTGTGCCGCATCGGCTTTAGCGGTAGCAATAGCGGCTTTTTGTGCCGCGGCTTCGGCAGCGCGAACAGCTTCTGGAGAACGCGGACGAGAACGTGAAGTAGTAACACCGGGAATAAACGGCGGGATTTTAAAATCTTCTAGCGCACGATGTGCTTGGCTTAAAGATTCTTTTCCTACGTCTGAACGAGGGGAGAACGTCATCCGGTCAACACCTTCGTTTACCGACATTTTGCCGCCTAACAACCGATCAATGCCTGCACGTACTTGGCCGGCACCCATGACAGCTGCCGCACCTGATCCTAAAGACAGTAGTGCTTCTGGCGCGCCTAACAACTCTTCGCCGCGTTGCCTTAAATAGCTTTTCTCAGGACCGCGTTGTGCTTTAAGCTGTTCTTGATACGCAATAGCTTCTGGTGAGCCGGGAACGTCCCTGCCGCCTAGCGGTGTTGTTGCGGGTTGCGAAGCTACTACTGGAGGTTTATTTTTAGAAGACGCAGCAGTACCATCGTCTGCACGAGCGGAGGGCACAGGTACTACACTGGTCAAATAGTTAGCGGTTTCTCTTGGTAAGCCTACCCGGAAATCTTGGTTCTTTTTAATGCTCTTGGCAATATGCTTTTCTAAATTGCCCGGACCCCAGTTATACGCAGCGGCAGCTTTATCGTACGTACCAAACCGATTAAGCTGCTTTTTAAAGTACCCGATAGACGCTTGAATATTCTTAGCGGGGTCTGTGCGTTCTTCTGGCTTTATGCCCATTTCTTCCGCAGCAGCGGCCATTAACTGCCCAAGCCCTGTCGCGCCTTTTGACGACACGATGCTTTTATTTCCCCCAGATTCTTGACGGAATAAACGCATAGCCACTTCAGGGTCGATACCTTGCCGTTTAGCTTCTGCGCGAATCATTGGCTCGTACTGGGCAAGCGGGTCTTCTGCCTTAACTTCTTTACCGCCAGCGTATCCAACAATACCGCCATCCGCCATACGCTGCATATTAGGCACAGGTAAAGCGCCGATGCCTTGTTCTTCCGGTAGCTGACGGCTGACTTGCGGCGGTGCCATTTCTTGAATAGCCTGATCTACAACTTTAGGCTGCGGTTGACCACCGACTGCTTGCGCACCCATGCGCATCTCTTTACGGCGGTTGCTCTCGGACAGCGCCATTGCTAGGCTATAAGGGTCGTCTTTGTGCATAAACGCAAACTGTTGCAATGCCTGATCCGGCATGCGCGCTAACTGCGTGGCGATCTGATTAGTGTTAATCATGGTGAGTCCTTATGCCTATTTCATTATGTTGTACAAGCTCAACCCGGTCAGACCAAGGCCCCCTAACTGAGAAGCAAAGCTAGGCGGTGGTGTAGTGGTTGTTTGTGTAGTATCCGTACTAGGAACACCACGTAAAATGTCAGACATGTAGCCAATCTGTTGCTTACCAAACAAATCTTTATCTGTCCGGTACTTGGCTTCTGCATCCATTTGTTGCTGTTGGATTCCGCGTTGCAGATCGCCGTAAGCGCCGGTAGTCTTCAAGCGATCAATGTCCGCAGCTTGTTGTGCAGTGCCAAGATTACCAAACACGCCAGCTTGGCTAGTCATACCCTGCGCAGCGTTCAGACGTAATTGATTCTGTCCTAACTCAGCAGCACGATCACGTTCAAACTGAGACTGCGCATTAAGGTAGGCGTCTTGCAGCCCTTTGATGCCAATATCACTCAACGAAGTGCGGAGGCCAGCTTCACGGCCACCTTGCAACAAAGCCTGACGCGCACCGCCATAAGTACCTTGCCGACCGGCAGCTAGGTTAGTACTAAGCTGCGCTTTCTGTGCTTCTGCAATAGCATTACGTTGTGCAATGTCAGTTACGTTTTGCTGGTATGGCGACATGTATTGCTGGGCGACTTGTGATGTAAACGCACCGGGGCCTTGTAGCCCCATCAACCCGCCGTACGTACCAGCCGCGCTCTGGCCTGCTTGCGTACCTAACCCGAACTGTCCCGGAGTCTGCATGCCAAACAACTCTTGGCCTACCATTGTTTGCCCTTGAGACATACCTGCTACACCACCAAGCCCCGCAAGGCCAGACGCTTCTAGTCCCGGATGGGCTGCTGAATAGTCTTTAGCTGACTCCGCGTAAGCGCGATTAAGTAGCCCCGGAATAGCAGGCTGACCACCCGCTGCTGGCGTTCCGGTATAAAAAGACTGCATCCAATCAGGAATGTCCCCTGCTGTGGTTACTGTAGAAGTTGCCATGATCTTTCCTTATACGGGCATTAGTTTAGTAGCACGAACTTGCGGCGCTTGTGATGCTTTACCAGTACGAGCCTTGCGAATTCGATCCATCATTGCGTAAAGTTGTTTTGAGCCGGCCTTAGACGACCCGTTACCTAAATGGGAAACAACATCAGCAGGAATAACAAACTCACCGTCTGCCAATTTTGCTGGTTGTTTATTACCAATCATAGCGGGGATGCTGTCACTCATGCCATCGCCGGGACCATCTAACATACGGGGGACTGTACTACTGCCGCCCCTAGCCAGCGCAGTTAAACCACCACCGGCCATAGAGTAGTTTTGTGGCAGCGGGTTACCGCGCATAATCTCATAAACGCGCTGACGCATGCGCTCGTTTTTATCATCTTCAGCAGCCTTAATATCCGCCGCTTCTTTTGCAAATTTTTCTTCCGCGTCTATTGCTGCAACGCCCGTACCGCCTATTACACTAGCTGTCATTGCGTTTTGCAATCCTAAGTTCGGCCCTTCAGCAGCATTTCTTGCCATTGTTTCCGCAAACGTTTTTCGTGCCGCAGGATCAGTCGCTAAATTATAGGCGGATGTTCCTATATTTCTGGTTGCGTCTAGCGTTCTACCACCGAAGTCAGATGCTGCCGCTACCCCTCTGTTAATTAGATTAGGGTTTGCTATTGCCTGTGACGCAGCACTTGCCGCGGGTTGTATTGCTGCTGAAGCCTGCCCTGCTAATGCGTTAATGGCGGGCGCTGCCGCTTGATACCCACCGGCAATACCACTTTGCGCCGCATTAGTGGCAGCTGTTTTACTAGCTTCCATGGCAGCCTGAGACCCACCTTGATAGGTAGCATCCATACCCGCTTTAGCAGCACTGCCGGCACCTTGAATTGCTAATGGGGCAGTATTAGCCGCAATATAATCTTTAGCAATTGAACCATATCCTTGACCAATTTGTGACGGGTCAACTAAAGACTTTGCTGCTTGTGTTGCGGTAGTCCCTGCATTTGCTGCGGCACTTGCGCCTTTGGCGGCTTCCGCTAAACTGCCGATGCCATAACTCATAATGCCCGACATCAAACCTTTTTTAAGATTAAACCCACCGCCACTTGTAGCGCCTGCTAATCCAGACAACCCTGCGGAAGCCAGTGTTCCGATACCCGTAAAAGGCAGAACAAACGGCACAACCTTCATGATGTTTTTAAACAGGCTGCTAAACCACCCTGCTTCTGGCAACCCCGTACGCGGATTGATAGGCATGTCATGCCCCTGTGCAAGCGCTAAAGACCGCAGCCCACCAACTTCTTCGGGCGTCATGTGCACCAGCATGGAGTCTTCTCCACGACCTTTACTGGCTATGTTTTGTGCAAGTCCATGCAGGCCGTGTGCTTGGGGCACACTTCCACCGCGAGCCATATTTACTGAACCACCTTCGGCCTGACCGGCCATGTACTCTGCATAGTCTTGGTTCTCGCCAATATATCCACCACCCGCAAGAGGCTCCGCAGTTTCTGTACTAGCAGGCGCTTCTGTTAGCATCGGGTCTTGTGTTGTGTATGTTGTTTCTGGTGTAAACACTGCGGCATAATCTTCGGGCACGGCGAAGTTCGTACCTAAATCTTTTGCAGTAACAGGGGTCATTGGCGCACCGCCCATATATGCAGGCGTACCGAAGTCTGTAGGCCCTTGAAGCGTTGCAGCTTCTCTACGTGGGGCAATTCCTTGAATGCCAGTAGGCACACGGTACTCTTGGCTACCTAACATACTGTTAACCAATTGATCCCTTGTTACGTTTTGGCCTTGGTAATAATCTAACCCACCCGTATCACCTGCACGACCAAGTGTCTGAAGGTACAGTTGATTGATCTGATCTCTGCTTAATGTTTTTGGTGAAGTAGTAGTTTGCGTTGTTGCTCCACCTGTATTGGTAGTTATTCCACCTGTGTCCGTTGTAGTTGGATTTTGTGCTGCGTACCAGCTTTTTGCTTCTGGCGTTCCGCTAATATCGGACTGTAGTTGCGCAAGCGTTTTTCCGCCGCTAGTTAATTGATTAAGGTAAAACCCAATATCATTTTCAGTCGGGTCTCTGCCAAGATAACTTTTAAATGTGCTTTGAATATCCGCACGCGCTTTAGCCGCGCCAGTGTACCCGGTGTAGTCCCCTGAAACTTCAGGGGATGGATTAATTACTACATCACTTACATTGGTAGCTATATCAGTATCGCCAGTGTTGGTATTGGTATTGGTATTGGTGTTGGTGTTTGCGCCAGAATCAGTAGTGCTAGTTTTAGAAGCTATTTCTTTTTTAGTAGAAGCTGAGTTAAGAAACTTAGCAAGCTCTGTAGCATCTACTTCATTACCAAACTGTTTTGTCCACGACGCCAATCCACCCGCATCAGCCTCACGCCCAAGGTATTTTGTATAAAGATCAGCAACTGTAAGCGCTGGGGTTCCGCCGGTATTTGTATTAGCGCCTGTAGCGCCTGTATTTGTGCTTGTGTTTAATTGCTGCAATGGAATGTTTGCCATCTCGGTCTTGGTAGAAGCCGCGCCAAGAAACTTAGCAAGTTCGTTCGCATCTACTTCATTTCCAAACTGTTTTGTCCACGATGCTAACCCACCTTCATCAGCTTCACGCCCAAGGTATCTTGTATAAAGATCAGCAACAGTTAGTGGCGGGGTGCCTGATCCACCTGTTCCGGGTGCGGCGGTAGTTTTACCCTGCATTGCAGCGGCTGAACCTGTAGGTGCTTGCGCAGCTAAAAAAGCACGACCTTCTTCAGACCCGGCAAGTTGGGCTTTTAAATCCGCTAGGCTAAGATTAGGATTAGTGTAAAACTGAAGCCCGCCAGCATCGGGGAGACGGCCTAAAAGTTCTTTATACGCCTGTGTTACTTGTCCGCCAGTAACGTAGTGATGTAGTGTGCCTAGTCCGTTCATGTTTTCACCTTTAATACGTTGCCTGCTGTGGTATCCATATAAACATCACCCACACGCAAATTTGCTAGGTCCGCCTGCGTCGGTATTGTTACCGACCCTTCCCTAACACTAATAGATATGTTATCTACGACTATTCCAGAACTGGAATCAAGCTGTTTAAAATACAGGTTAAGCACCCGCACAAGCTGATCTGCATACTCTCTACTATAGGCTTGCGGAGCAAGTGGCAGGGCAGGAGCGGTAAACTTTTTAAGTCCCATAGTTATCTCTTGCCGTCTGCACGAGCGTCTAGTCTCGGGGTGCCGAGCTGCCACTGGGTATTAAGCGCACTGGATTCTATTTTAAATCCCATCTGCCGCGCTCTGACTCGTATAAATACCTGCTCAGTATAGACATTTGATGACGTTTCTACCACACTTTTTGGGGCAACTATTGTGTATGCAGAACCGGGGTAGTTATGTGGTGTTAATGTAATAGCAACAGTAGGAGCATCTGCGGTAGAGCCACTAAAGTTAATATCAGGAATAATCCGCTTAACCAACATAAAATGCTCGCCGTCTTCGATGTCAAAGTCGGAAGACGTAATGTAAGCGGACATCGGCAACGTATCAGCGTTAGTACCTTGCTCGTGGTTCAAGATGTAGTTAGCGCCAACAGCCTGCGGGTACTGGCGCAATGGGCTGTCTAGCCAAGCGGTACGATCCATAGTGCCGTAGTACCAAATCTGCTCAAAGTAATTGTAGACGACGTACGCGTTTACCGTGTTGCTGATTGCCGTAGGGTAGAACCACCATACTTCATGGTATCCCTCGTTGGTTCCGCAAACAATCTGGTCAATCTGGTCATAGTTTAAGTTAAGGAATACGTGGTCACGCAGCGTACAGGGGAGTGTATCAACCCGCCCACTATACACATAGAACTTATCTTGCCCCATCCAGAACGTAAGATTGTTGGCTGTAGCTACAGCGCGAGGACCAATAATAGATGTGTTAGAGCCAAGTTCCTGCAAGCTAAATACATCTGTTGTACCCAAGTACTGAAGTGAATACAGCGCCGTATCAGTCCAAACAAGAATCTCTTGCCGAGTCCGCATAGCTCGGACAATCTTAGAGCCGTTCGTGGCCCGAGCAAAGCCAGCAGAATTACTAGATAGTGGCCGCCAGTTAGCAGGTTCATCTTGGCTAGCCCAACGAATAAGCATTGGGTCAAACTGCGGCACAGCCCCAGATGCGTAGTATGGCGTAGCACCAAAAGCAATTAGGTGTTTATCGTTCTGCGAGTTTAGTACCTGCATAGCCAACTCTGGCACGTTTGCCGCACCAACTACCGCAGATAAAAGAATAGCCGGCGTGTTTAAAGCAGAAACTGGACTAGTCCCACTTCCGCGAGTCCAATAATAAATAGCCCCATTCCGGATATTCATTACAAGGTCATTGTCAAAGTTATCAAACCACCAATCAGTTTGGTTGACCGCAATTGGCTGATTAGAACCTACGCCCCAACCATTAACACCCCATCCATCTGTGCCCCAACCATAACCAAACGCAGAGGCTTCATTGCCAACGTGAATCTGAAACTTTGCAAAGATACTCGTACCACCACCAGCGGCAACAGTTGAAGTAGCGGCTGTAGCTACAGAAAAGGTAAACGTATTTGTAGTTACATTAGTAATTAAATGTGTTGTGTTTATGGCAGTAGCAGCAATACCGCCCACTGCGTTAGACCCACTAAAGATTACATAGTCCCCAGCATTAGCGCCGTGCGCAGCAATAGTAGCGGTGATTACTAATGAGCCGTTTGTTGTGGCTAGGCAGTTATTTGTAGCTGGAGATGAGAAAGTAGCCCGAATAGGCGTGATGTCATACAGGATTGTGCCGGCCTCAATATAGACTTTGGCGTTAGTTCCAAGCGCAAGGAAGTTATCGTTGTATGAAGTTATCCAGCCAAACATCTGCCGGCATATCCCAATAAGCGCATTAGCTGAATACTTAAGCCAGCCACCAATCTTCTGTGGCTTACCAGAGCGGAACCTAACTTTATCGCATTCATACCAACCACCCTCATTACTGTAGTTGGTTTGGTCCCTGTTTAACCCAGGTTTAAAGTTTAATTTTTGGAATGCCATTGGCTACCCACTTATGTACATTACTCGTTCATCGTTTCGGCGTTTAACCAAACCCTTAAGAACTTTTCCACCAGCTTTGGTGTACTTTAAAAACTCTTGCGCCGCACCCTCAAAGTCACCTCTATTGTGCTTTTGCCTAAGAGTACTTCGTTGCAGCGTGCCTAACCCTAAATTAAAACTAAAGCTGACCAATGCGTCCAGCTGCCCTTGAGAAGTAATAATAGGACAATACTTTGATACGCCTCTGATAAACCTTTCAAGGTCTTTAGCAAGTATGGCATCTGCTTCCTGTATTGTAAATTGCCTATTCCAGCCTTCCGGTATAGGCAGGTTCTTCCTTTGCTCCAACGGTATTCTGGTGTGGTTCGGGTCGCATACATGCCCAACAAGGCATGTCCACAAAAGTGCGGGGCAACGGTACGGTCTGAGCTTTATACCCTCGTGGTGGCGGATCATCTTCAGGCATTGTGGGCTGACGTTCATTGAGGGCACCGACGCTCAAAATCTTTTCGCTTTAATATTAGTTGGCTGTAACTTGTTTCTGGATGAGCATTAGAATACTCCCTCTGTGCCGCCTCTACACAATCTGCGTGCTTATCCGCACAGCCAAAAATATGGAACGCTACAAGAATACACAGCAGAACCAGTATTAATAGGCGGGTCATTTACCAAACGCCCTACCACCAAAGTGAAACGCAATTATTGAGGCAAATAGAGCCTGAGTCTCAGAGTCCCATAACATATCGGCAAGTTCTTTAAACGGAACATTGTTGTACCAGCCATAAGAAAACAGGCCAACATCAACAAATACCAGCAATCCAAAGAAGCCAAAGGTAATCACAGGGCGGACACTAGCGCGGAAGTTCTTCATCCACTGGCTAGTTCCCTCGTTCAGACTCATGTCGTGGGCGTAGATAGCCTGTACTTCTGCTTGCTGGGCGCTGATTAAGGATTGCTGTGTATCTGCCGAGGACTGAATCTTTATCTCGTCAAGTTTGATCTCTTCAATCTTAGCCTGACCCGCATAGCCTGCCGCAGCTAACTGCATCTCACGTTCAGTCTGCATGGCGGCCATCTTTAGCTCATGCCCTTTGTCTGCACGGTCTTGGAAGAAGTCCAGAATCTTAGGCAAACCACCCATCAAGAAACTTACTAGAGTAGAAAGTAGTGTCAGCATTATTCGTCACCCCCGTGTCTAAACATCCACCAAACTGCATACATAATGAAGCTGCTGATCGCTACGCCAAGCACCACCGCCAGCCACTCTTGAATATCTTGGATACGCTGCTCTTTTTTGCGCTCAATTGCCCGCAGGCGCATACGCTCAAGCCTAGCTTCTTCCTCAATAGCATCACGCCGCTCTTGGATAATCTGGTCACGGCGTTGGCACATCTCTTCGTACAAGCCAGACTCATTGCCCGAGCCGTAGATCAGAGCCTCACGTAGCTCCACTTCCATCTTAAACATCTGCCTACTAGCAAACATTGCATCAAGCGCCTCGGCAGTAGCATCTCTCTGTACTGGCTTACCTAACTTCTTGTCATGCTCTTGCTGGACTACCGCCGCCTGAATCTCACCCTGCGCTACGAAGAACGCACTAATATCGTGGTAGCACTCCTGCACTTCCTTGCCGAGCGCAATGGCTTCCTTAACCCCAGCAACAGCCGCCTTGGCTACTGCAAATGCCGCACCGATTGTTATTGGGTCCATAAGCCATTTTTACAAAGCTGAAATTATGAAAGCAAACAATTCATCGTAACGCACACCAAGACGGGTATGTTCTGTGCCGCCTTCAACAAACGTAGTATGGGCAACATTCCGTGTTCTTGGAGTGTCGTTCACCATAGTGGTTTCTTCTCTTTCCCACCAAGTATCAGAACAGAATACGCCGTACTGTGCTGGGTCAAGACCTTCCGCTACAAATGCAGCCTGTACATCTTGGGCGATCACACCAACGTGGATTCGTGCTGCACTACCTTTAGCGGCAACAGCGTCCTTAAACCGGAACTTTTTAATCAGCCCTTTGAGGAGTGTAGCTACAAGCCGTTCAGCTTCGTTCAGATCAGCAATATCCTGCTTTGTATTTACGTCCGATGTATTGATCGTTCCTACCGCAGCATAAACAGTTGACCAGCGTGATGCGGCCGTACCGAGTGTCTTATTGTTATCCGCTGCCGGAGCAAACGCGGCTGAAGTCCAATCAGTAATACCCACGCTGGCAATATCCAAATTAACCGTAGAGCCCGACAAGTAAATAGAACTTGTTGTGCTGAAGTTATATGAAGTAGCAAGAATACTACTGAAAGTTTTAGTGCCCGCAAGTGTTTGAGCGCCTGTAGTAATAATGCCAGATGCTGTTGCTGATGCACTTGGAATGGCGGCGTAGGAAACTGACGATGATCCTGATCCAGTTAGCGCACCTGTAGGGCCAGCGGTTGTCCCCGCAGTCCATGCATAAGTGGTCGGTATTCCTGTAACAGCATGAGCGTGGGTGCCGGCAGAAACGGCATTGGTTGTTGCAGATGTCAGCGTGGTTGGCGTGCCCATCGTAACGCTACCGGAACCTGTAATGGTGGTAAACGTCATACCATTACCAGCAGCAACTGAAAATACTGTGCCGACCCCAGCGGTTGGCGTCTGCCATGTAGGAGCCGCAGCGCCATTAGATGTTAATACTTGGCCCGCAGTCCCTTGCGCAGTGTAAGCATGTGCAGAACCATTTCCGTACCCAGCACCTCCAGCGGTTGGGGTTGCCGTGCTATTGGTGCCTCCACGAGCAATTGGTAAAGTACCACTAGAAATATTGCCCGTAGAAAGGCCAGTAATAGAGGCACCATCACCTGAAAACGCAACCGCTGTAATAGTGCCGCCAGAAATAGTAGCGCCAGAATTATTTAAAAGTATGGTTCCGCTTGCGTCGGAATAAGTTGGAATAGCTAAGTTGGTGGAAGATAGTGGACCAGTAACATTACCTGCGGTAAAAGCCGCTGCATACCAGTTTGTACCGTTAGAAGTAAGCACCTGCCCATTCGTACCCGGGGCAATAGTATTTACTGCGCTGGTTCCATTACCAGTAAGCAGCCCATTTACAGAATGTGTTACCGCACCAGTACCACCATTAGCTACAGCAAGTGTGCCGCCCATCGTCAGCGTACCAGCACTAAGAATCGGGCCGCCTGTGAAGGTCATACCCGTTGTGCCACCAGACGCATTAACTGAAGACACGCTGCCACCACCGCCACCACTTGCCGCAGCCCATGCAGTATCAGTTCCGTTTGTGGTTAAGAACAGCCCATTACTACCGGCTTGAGCTGGCAGAAACGCATTTAAAGCCGCATTAGCTGTAACTTGT